AGGTACTTACGCTCAATCTTAGACATAGAATGTCACTCCTTATTTATCAAATTCGTTTTCGTACCGCAGGGTTGCGGAAATCAACCAATCCTCAATGCCGTCCTGATAGGCTGCATTGAGGTGGCCGGGGTTTGTGCGGCTGATAGACTTAATAACCCGGTTGCCGGAGGACAACGCGGGGTACTCTGTCAGTTGGTATGTGTCGCCGCCAACGGTGACGGGCTGTTGTTCCAGCCAGCGTCCGAGGGTATCAAGAAATTCCTTGATCTTTAAGCGCTGCGCCTCAGACTTAGGAGCTGCCCGGTAAACGATGTTGAAGGGGTACAAACACACCTGTTTGACGTGGCCTGTAATGTCCTCCTTGTCGGATAACAGAGCTGCGCCGGAGGTAGGGAAAAAACCAATGCCGGACGTTTCGGACAGCGTGGAAAACAAGATCTTCTTGTGGTCAATCCCCGGAAACTCATTCAGGAGCGCCAAAAGCACCTTGCTTACTGCCTCTGATCCGTCAATGTCGATAACGGGTTTCTTCGTATCCATTTTTACCTACCTCCAATTCGTTCTTTAACGCCGTTAATCCAATACTCACCGTTTCGGGCCTTTGCCGTATCAAACCAATGGTCTGTTGCCTCTGGATTTGAATACGTCAACGGTCTATCGGTAAGTACCTTTTTAACGCCTTTTCGCGCCCACGGACTGCCGGTGTCAGGGTCAACCATGACTTTGCCGCCATACTGAAAGCGGGCATACGGTCCGGGGAACACCACTTCGCGCCCTCCGTAGCGAACGTAGGAGCGCTGTTGCATACCACCCGTAAGCCGAGGCATTACGGCTCTGCAATCCTCAAGAACACGATCACCGAGCCACTGTTGGGCGGCTATGTGTTTCTGTTCGTAAGGCTTCAGGTCGATTTCAACACGCAAGCCGCCGTACACATAGGAGATATAGGGAAAGTGGTATGTGTCGGACACGTTACCTACCTCCGATCTCAAAGTGTGGCAGCAAACCGTAAAACGCCGCAGAGGTAATCATATAAATTCCGTCGTGTTCATCATTCAGGGCATGATAAAGGCCGGAATCGTACCCATCATCAGAAATGGGGGCGAGTTCCGGCCATTCACCGTCATAAATGAAATCGCACTCAGGCTTGAACGTGATCCGCTCTGCGGGGTTATCGCACTTTGCGTATTCTTTCGGCCCGGTGTAGCTTTTCGCCTCTGTCGTTGTGGTGATCTGCTTGTCTGCAGAACAGTGGATAATCACATCCACGGTGTCAGCGTTGTTCTTTCCGGCTGTCGTGGAGCTGCTTGATTTGTTCACAATCAAATCAGCGCCTTTGATAACAGACGGATACCACATACCGCTTTTTTCGTGGTAGTTAAATACCGTAACTGTGTTCTGGTACACGCTTCACACCTCCCGCATATAACAGATTGATCCCGTTAGCGTCCGGGATGTTAGCCAGATACTTAACGGCAATACTGTTAATCAGTTGGGCGTGGGCTACAGGGCTTGCAGCAGCCGCCGCATAGGCGGTAGCGGAGCTATTAGCTGAGTAGGAAATAGATTCCCGCCCGGACGAAATAGACGCCACCGCGCCACGGTAGCTGCCGTCAGCGGCTTTCTGTGCCGACGCGGCTCTACGCTGTACGTCGATGTAGAAAAGCGCTTCAGCGACGGCACACACAGCCTTTTTGACCTTTTCGGCGTGAGCCTCAATAGTAGGAAATGCGAAGGTCAGCCTGCCGAAGGTAGGCCCGTCAAGTTCATCACTTGCACGGGACAGCCATTTCGGGGCGTTTTCCTCCGTGAGTACATCACCGAAATAGGATTTCTGGTAATAGTCAAAATCCGCGTATGCCATGGGCGGCCTCCTTACTCAGCAGCGCCGTCCTGCTTGTCGTCGGTCTTACCGGCGGGCTTCTTGCCGCCCTTTTCAGTAACGGCAACATATCTGTCGGACTTCTGCATCAGGGCAATAGTCGCCTTGTTTTCGGTTCTGACGATATTGCCGGTCTTGACGTTCTTAAACTTCATGTTGGTAATCCTCCTTTATGTTATGGGGCAAAGAGCGCTTATTAAGCGCCCTTTGCAACGGCCTTGAAGATCAGGTCGGGAGTGACCGCATCAGTGCCGTAGTGGTAGAACAGCTCAACGCCGTAAGCGTTGGAGAGAGGAATCTTCTCAGCAACATACTGGTCGGCCATGACGGGCTGTGCAACAGCACCCTTGACCTGAAGCAGAATGTCGCAGCCGTCGGGCAGATGGATGTTGGACGCGGTTTCAACGCCGTGCCAAGTGTAGAACTCTTCGGCGGCGGTGTCCACGTTGGAACGGGTCTGCTTGTCGAGGTTGTTACGGACCTTGCCGTAGAAGGCGCTGGAAAGAGACAGGTGCATCATGGAACGAGGCACACCGTCAACAAAATCATTCTGAGTGTTCTCGCACTCCTGAATGATGGCTTCCAGAATGTCCGCCACGTCGGCGGTCATGTCAACCTCAACCTCAACGGCGACGTTGGCAGCTTCAGCGAAGAAGGCAGTATCCAGCTCTGCGGCCATACGCAGAACGTGGTTGCCAGCGCGGCGGTCAAGCAGACCGTCAACGCCGTACAGGCGGGTATCCTTCTCTTCGATCTCTTCCACGATCTCGCGGTCAGTGTCGATAACGACATTGACGGGCTTTGCCTTGACGGCGCTACCCTTGCCGTTAGTGCGGGCAGTACCGTACTCCTGAGAGGTGGCGTTTACGAAACGCTTTGCCTCAACAGAGCCGGAAGAGGGGTCGCCGGACAGGTCGCCGTTCTTCAGACCGGCGGAAATCAAGGCTTTCTGGACGTTCTCAATGACCCTGCCGTAGAGTTCGGACAGGTATTCCTTACCTTCGTCCTGAGTAAGGATGTTAAGGGCAGTAATACGGGGCATAATCATTCTTCCTTTCGATTATTGGATTTTGGGGTTTTAGAAAATTTTGGGGGGCGTGTATTTGTCGGACTTAGGCGCGGGATCGCCGGTGGGGCCGGTGAACGTGGGCGCTTTGTCCTTGAGCTTTGCGGCCTTTTCGGCCTCTGCCTTTTCCTCAGCAGTCATGTACAGGCTGTTGTCCTTTGCCTTTGCCGCTTTCATAAAGTCGTCAAAGCCAAAGAAAGCGCCGTCCTTCCACGCGCAGCCGCTACCCTCGGCCATGCACTCAGTTTCAAGCTGCTTACGGGCGTAGGGGGACGCAACGCCGTATTCGTCAAACTTGCCCTTGAGCCAATCCCTCTGGTCACGCTGGGTAATCTGTGCGGTGTAACGCTTTTCAGCGTCCTCCGCCTGCTGCTTGTAGGTCTGGACTTCCTGCTGGATCTTTGCGGGGTCAATACCCTCAAAGCTCTTCAGGGTGCTTTCGGCGGTGTCGAGGCGGCCCTTCAAGTCGTCGCGCTCAGTTTCCAGAGCGGTGATAGACTTTTTGTGCTTCTCAATGTCCTTGCCGTGGATGGCAAGCACCTGAGTAGCCTGTTCCTCTGTCAGGCCGATTGCGGTCAATTCTTCGGTTTTCATAGAGTTACCTCCAATCACGATTAGGCTTTTTAGGACGTCGCCGTGTCCTATCGTCCCGGTATTATTAAGTCAGCCGGGTTGACTAATGTTGTACCCCTTGCCGGAGTTGAACCGGCCATACCACAAGGGGCATATAAAAGCAGAGCCGCCACCAACGCATTTCTGCGCGGTGAAGGCTCTGCTAATATTCATTATTGCTTATTCAATTTGCGGGCCGCTGCGGTGGCCTTAGCCGCCTCAGAGCGCGTCCATTTGGCAACGCTCACACGATCAGACAGCCGTTTCAGGTTGTTCTTATCGCAGAAGTCGTTGTATGCTGCGTTCTGCTTTTGGAGCAACCGGGCAGCTTTGCCGTATTCGTCCTGAAGTGTAGCTTTCGCCCCTTCATCCGTACACCCGTCAATAGCTTGTCGCAAGCCCAGCAGTTTGAGCTTTGTTTTGCGTATGCGGGCTTCTGCGGTACGTTGCCGCTGTGAGAGGTCAAAAGCCTTTTTGTTTTCCTCAGCGTCGAAATCCTTAAAGGGGTTGTGGTCAGGATCGCCGGGACCGAAAGAGTGCCGGCAGTTCCAACCGCACAAGCCCTCACCTGTGCCGTAGCCCGTAGCCTCTTCAAACAGAGGATAGCCGGGGGTTTTTCCTGTACGGCTGTACAGCTTACCTTGCCACCAGAAATGATTGCCGGGGTTTTCGCCGCCGTCGCCATATCGAGCGCCGAGGTGAGCGGATACCCGTATAAGGTCCCATTCCCGTTCAATCATACCCTCAATAGCCATGTTGCCGCTTGCCTGTGCAACGCCTGTACGGACGGCACGAAGCACGGCGGTTTCTATGGTGTCAACGTGGCCGGTAGGATATATAACCTTCGTCTGTTCATCGACGATCTCATTTACAGCCTCTTTGACAGCCTGCGTGTATGAGGTCGCGCCGCTCATAACCTTAAAGTGCGTAGTGTCCAAAACCTTGATAAGCCGCTGTTGGCTTGCCTTTGCGGTTGTCCGGGTGAAATTGCGGATTTCACCGTTTGTCCGCTGGTAGGTGTCTGTCAGCAGCCGTATCATGTTTTCAGACTGTGCAAGGCTCTGTTCCGGGAGGCCGTGGGCAACGTAGAAATCATTATCATACGCAAACGCTTTAATGCCCGCATCCTCAAAGATTGCCTGCACCTCTGCGTCCGACAGCTTTGTGAAGCGCATAATGTCGCGCTGTACGGTTTCCAAATGCCCGCCAGCGGATTGATATACCTTCATTTGCCATTCGTCCGTAGAGGTAAGCAAAAGCCGCTCACCGCGCCCAATACGGGCCATGAGGCGGCTAATAAGGTCAGAGGTGATCCACGTATTGAGTTCATCCAAAAGCGGGTACATGGTGTCAACGATTTCAAGGATTTGCTGTGGTGTCAGCATCGGCAAACACCTCCATTACTTACCCGCAAACAACCCGGTTTCCATATTCGCGGCTTCGGCCTCAGCGGTCATAGCCTTAGCTTCTTCCTCACTCATGCCCTCAAACTTGACGAAATACAGCCACTTAGGGACCCAGCCCTGCATAGCGTAAGCCCGCCACGCTGCCTTGTCCTCTTCGTAGTTGTAGGTAATGTCCCCAAAGTTGAAATTGATCTCATATTCACCCAAGGGGGCCATACCGTAGAGGGTTGCAAGAGCGTCAGCACCGTAAAACGCCTGTAAGAGTGCATCCCTCAGCGCGTCACGGTCGCTCTTGATAGTCTGAATGGTGTCCCGGTCGTCGGATTCAACCTGAGTTGCGGTAATCATGCCCGTTTGGCCGTCCATGACGAAAACGCCCTCAGAGAAGCCGCACTTCACACCCGCCAAAGACAGGTTAAAGTTAATATCCTTGATACGCTGATCCGTCAACAGCGTGGGGACGTGTTCATGGATTGCGGTAGTTTCGCCGTCGCTGATACCCATACCCAAGCCCTTAACG